AACCGAAGCGGGGATCAGAACTGTAACCCTGCTTGAGCCTGCGCTGAAAGCTTTACGTGAGCAATTCAAGCTAACTGGCGCATTAAGCAAAACAGAAATCACTTTTCATCACCGCGAACATGGGTTAACAGAGCAACAAAAACTGCGGTTCGTGTTTATCCCGCCCAAAAACTGGCGCGGGGAAACGAAGTATTACGGATCTCAGTCTCTGGGGTATAGTTGGGAGGCGGGATTAAAGAAGGCTGGAATAAGGAACAGACGCCCTTACCAGTCGCGCCACACGTTCGCATGCTGGCTTTTAACTGCCGGTGCTAACCCGTCGTTTATCGCCGGACAGATGGGTCACGAGAACGCGAAGATGGTTTATGAGATTTACTCGAAGTGGATCGGAGAGATGGACCGTAACCAGGTGGAAATGCTGAATAGTAGTTTTTCTAACGCTCTGTCCCAAGGGTGCCCCAAACGCAAGGTAGTGGGTATAAAAAGCGTTTAATTTCAGCAAAATAAAATCACTTGCCGGAATATTAACTTTATTATGGCATGCAAAAAAATAGTTTAGCAAATTCAATGATCTGCAATATTTTCAACATCATAGCGTTATTGACTTCTTGTCAAATGCGGACAAATACGGACATTTGATTGCCCCAAATCGTGCCCCAAATGCCATTTTACCCCAAAATCTGCCCCAAATAATGATTCACCAAAGAGCAGCTTAGACTACTCTGAAAGACGCTCGGGAATCGGCAGATGGCTGGTTTGTATGCTGACCGGTCTGTACAATCACCCACGGTGTTTATTCTGCTCGAATAGCACCAGCCCCACCAGGTAGCTCTTGCATACGGCTACCTGGTGGGGCACCTTAAGCTAGGTAGCAATACTTCATTGTTTTGTAAAGCTCAGCAACTATTTAGATGTCGTGGTGTCTAATATGTGATCAATAAAAACACAGGCTCTTAAATGACTACTTTACTTGTTGCCGCAACGCTCTTTACTGTCTCAGGACTCATGATGTTTGGGCTTTTACAACTGTGGGAAGGCATATCGAATAATCACGAAAAGTTTTGATAGCCATTAGGCTTAAGCTCATCCTGATACTGGCAATTATTTACAGATCGTCTTCACCCCTACGTCGATCATGTCTTGAGCCTTCCTCCTGAACTTGAAGTTTTTTCTCCAGAGCTTCAACTTGCTGAATTAGCACTTTAACCACCGCCAGTGTATCCATCAAGAGCACATTGTTATCGAGCTGCAGGCGGTCATCGTCCACCCTCTCACCGTTGAGCATATACGACGTGTTAATCTGCTTAACATACTGTTGATCGACCTGCTGTGCCTGCTGAGCGATTATTCCCCGACGCGTCCTGTTCTGCTCATCGTCGTTGTAGACGAACGTCACCAGCTCAAGCTGACGAATGCGATCGACTGACAAATGGCCGTCAGTCGGTTCAATGCTGTGTTTCAGCCGTTCGTCGGACGTCCCGTTGAACGCAACATCGCCGCGCGAACTGCTATAGATCCGCCCGTCCGGCAAGTGTTGCCAATACTGAACAGGCTGACTAAACCCGCCCAGCATGAAAACTAGCCTGTGATTTGTGCCGACCTGCTCCTCGAACCACATAGCCCCCTGCCCGCCGTCCACGTTGCTGTCGTTACCGCGCGTGTTGAATCTGGTGGTCATCCTGGGCGAAGCGATGATTGTCCCGTTAGCTACGTTACCCGGATCTGTGTTCAACCTGGCGATGAACCCCTGCCCGTAGTTTTCGCCGTACTGAGTGCAAACGCCGTAAATCCCGAATCCGCCACGGACGCGCAAGCCGGGATAAACAGCCAGCGCGCCGTCTTCGGTGATAATTCGATGCGTATAGTCTGCAGCGCTGCCTTTGTGGTGAAAATCAATAAACGGCGTGGTGTCACTGCTGATCTCCAGATTCCCGGCATCAATCGCAGTGAATTGCGTGCTGCTGTTCTTCCTGAGTATTTGCCCCGCTGCTGTAATAGTAGCGCTGAACGTTACGCCCTTACTGAACGTCTGCGTCTGCGTCCATGTGTTTGCCGCTGTAGTCTTCGCCTGGTTTTTATTGGCTGCGGTGATTGATGAGTCGATAGCCGTCTGCCGCGTAGCGTATTCGCTTTGGAACTGCGCCCACGATTTCACAGTCCCGGTCGTGCCATCCGGTTTAGTTACCGTCACGTTACCGGAGCCGAATAAAAATTGCTGCTGATTGGCCAGATCCACGTAGGTACGTTCAAAGCACTTTTGAATACTGGCCGCCAGTTCATCACTAATGTTTGCCATAGTTACTCGCCCCCGAAGGGGCGCTCCTTTAAGGTGCGGAAATAATCTGATTGCCCATGCGGAAAATGGTAAAAATTAACTTTTCGCGCTGGCTTGTCCTGGCTGCCGAGGATGGGTCAAACACCGTGCCGTTCCATACCTGTGCCAATGGGGTATATGTCCTATAGCTGAACCCACGCCCATTCTTACAGTTGATCCATACACGGTTACGCTGACCTTTACCTGCGGCGTAGATTTTCAACCCTTTCAGCGGAATTGCACGTGACCCACCATCGTTCCCGGCGTCCCATGAATAGTGAATGTAATCTTCACGGCCAGGGGTACTCACAACAATGTCACCATAGGACCTGAACGATGATGACATCTGACAGATCAGGTTGGTGTCCAGGAAACGGTCGAAGGTCTCCCCGCTGATGTAAAACAGGTCATACTGTCCGGAACCCAACATATCTTTCTCAACGAATGGCAATGTTGCTACCTCGCCAATCATCACATCGCCTTCAATTTTGTTGGCATAAACGGTGCCGTTAAAATAACCGTCAGTCGCGCGTACGGTCCCCGTAAAGGTGCCGCTGGATGCTTCGACATGTCCGCGAATGGTTACGTTATTAAATACCGCTGACCCGGCTTTGTTGATCGCCCAGCCGACGGTGTCGCCGTTCCAGTTTGTCGACTGGATATTATTGCTAATCTGCGCAAAATCGATGACCAGATTTCGGGCCATCGCCTGCTGCATATATGCGCCGTTACCGTCGACACCGAAGACCAGATTGCTTTTATCACCGTTGGGCACATAAACACCGAACTGGTCAGCCTGCACCAGGAACTGTGATTGCCCGCTGCCGTTTATCCCCAGCTGAATCCCCGCAACGTAGTTCTTGCCGCCGGAAGATGTGTTGACCTTCACACCCCATTGCGCACCCAGTTTTCCGTTCAAATCCGCCACGGTTGATGCCGCCTGCTGAACGGTCGCTGACATATCCCCGACCTGAGAGGTCAGCGTGGTGATCTGCTCAGTGGTTGATTTTTCCAGGTCGGCAACGGTTTTGCTCGTTGTGGTAATTGCGGCGCTGTTGTCGCCAATCATGCTGCGCATCTGATTGAAACCAGTTGTCATTGCCAGCCCGTTGGCTGCGATAGTTTCATCCTGCCGGGTTATTCGTGATTCAGCGTCACCTACACGTGAGACCAGGCTTGTGATTTGCCCTGCCTGTGCTTTGATATCCTTGCCCTGCTGCGTCACGGTGGCAGAGAGCGCTGTCGTCGCATCGGCAGCGGCTTTTGCGTCCGCTTTCGCATCCTGCGCGTCGGTCACGTCGACGATTGACAGGTTATCGATAAACAACGAATAGCCGATACCGCCGGACGTACCACGGCACGAGACCCATAAGACGCCTACCGCGTGCGTATCATTGATTGTGGCAATGCCGGTTACCTGCACCCATTGATCACGTTTGCCGCCTAGCGACCCGGATGCATCGGAGACTACGATCCCGGCAGGCCACGAGTTCGGCGTGCCACCCTCCCCGCGCGTCATCATACCGATAGCCGTAGACCATCCCGAGGTGGGTTTTTCCGTGCTTTGCATCATCACCCAGGCGGAGAAACGGTATTTACCTCCCGCCCTGATCGCCATCCATGTTCCTGTTGTCTTATCGCTGTTCCCTGTCTCGCCGCTGTTACGTGTCACCTTACCGGACTTGCTGCCGTCACGTTTGGCCTGAGTCGTGGCGATGAACTGTGCGCCCGCCACCCTGTAGTTGTCCGCATACGACTCAAACGATCCGTCAATGAATGGGTTCGTCATCTTAGAGGATACGGTAGACAGGTCGGCTTTAACCTGCGTCACTGCGTCCGCCTGGGCCTTAATTTGATCTCCCTGGCTCTTAACAGTGGTCTGTATGGTAGACAGTCCTGCTGCGTTTGCGGCGATGTCCACGGCATCGGTGACGTCCATCAGATAGAGATCATCAACATAGAGGTTACCTTTGGACAGTAACGCCATGAAGCTGACCTGGGCGAACGTGGTGGCCGTCGCTTTCCAGGTCTTACTAATCTCTGTCCACTGCGATCCGGTCTGGTAGTTTTTCGGGTCAAACTGGACTTCAATAACCGGGTTGGTCTGGCCGGTGATACCCATGCGTATTTTGTTATTGCCCTGCGCCGTCGATGGCATCCCGGCATTGCCATCGGCACGAATCCACCCGCCCAGCTTATACGTGCGGCCTTTCTGGATCGGGATGTCATACTTCTGCGCAATGGTGTCCTGCGCGGAGTTGTGTGCGGACAGCTTCAGAATACGACCGCCTGAGTGCGGCGACTGCGCGTCGATAACAGTGGCAACGGTGGTTGAGCCTTGCGTCCAGGAGTCCAGGCCTCGCTCGAAGCCACCATTCGCGACAAGATTACCGGCCATCTTATTATCGATGTCCGCCAGCGCAGCCGTGAGGTTAGAGGATACTGCGGTGGTAGCTGCTGCGTTCGCGATGATGTCCTGCTCTGTCTTCGTCACACGCTGCGTAAGCTGCTGCGTCGCGCTGGTGTTGGCCGCGATTAGGATGGCATCGGTGATGTCGTAGATCGCCACGTAATCGATATCCACCTCGGCGGCGTCCGGGAAGCAGTAGATCCCGAAGGTGACCGCCACGGTGCCGTCCGGGCAAGCGTTGAAGTCGTATTTCTTGACGTCGAACGCCGTGGCAAACTGTAGCGTCTGCTGCTCGTAGCCGCTGGTGCCATCCGGGCGGTGCGCCCAGCGTCTGACCATCAGGTTACCTGCCCCGGAAACTTTCTTCGCTTTGACAACAATGCGGTATTTCTTATTCCCGCCATCCACCTGAAATTTGTGCTGCCCATTTGGGAAGATCCCGGAGTAGTTACCGGAAGCCCACTTTATGCGGACGCCCGCTTTACCCTCTCCATAATCACCGAATTTAATCTGCCCGCCTTCCTGAGTGGTCCACGCGACAGACCCCTGGCGAAAATCGTAGTTTGGGACGAGATTAGCGCCAGCGTCGCGTAGAGACTCGACCCATCCCGCGACGCTGGTTAGCGCCTGGCTGGTCGTGTCGATGTCTTTGCCCTGCTGCGTTGTGGTCTGCTCAAGCTTCGTGATTGCCTGACTGTTCGCCGTATTCCCTTTTTCGACGTTAGTCACGCGGCCGGTGACGGCGGTAATTGCGTCGCTGTTCGCCTTGATATTTTTGCCTTGTTGCTCGACGGTACCGGACAGGCTCGACACACTACCGGCAGCGGCATCTGCAGCGGCTTTGGCTTCTTGAGCGGCCGTGACTTCCCGCAGATGCCAGTCGGTAGCGTACCAGACAGACTTAAACGGGCTGCTTTGGTTAATCTGCAGGAACGGGCGCAGATATCCATAAGTCCAGCTGGCCGGGACCGTCCAGCGCCAGACAACCTGTCTCCAGGTCTGTGTCGGGGCCACGTTGCCGTTTGAATTGCGCGCCGTACCGCCGCCTGTGGGCGTCGTTGTGCTGGCGATATACAGGTTAAACGGCGCCGTCGCGTCTGCGCGCGCTGCAACCCATACCGACATCTCAAAGACCTGGCCCGGTTTAACGGGGATCGCCGCGAGGTTGGCGAAGTGGTCACGGCGATCCAGACGGACGACATAGCGGTTAGGGCATCCCGCCGGGATGTCCGCATCATAAGGGATTGAGTCGTCGGTCGCGTCGTCGACGGTATCGCGACGCGTAAAGCCGAAGCTGCTATAGGCCGGGTCAAAGGTCGGATTCGGGATGTAGTCCCCACCGGACGCCGTTGCAGCGTTCAGGCTGGCGTTGATGCCAGTGATCTGCTGGCCTGTCGTGGTCAGCTTGCCCTCGGCGGTCGACACGCGGGTGGTTAGCTGATTCAGTGCCTCAATGGTAGCCGCCTTAGCCACTTCACCTTCTACTGTGCTCACGCGGCCTTTCAGCGATGTGACGGCGTCGCTGGTCGTCTTAAGGTCTTCGCCCTGTTGCGTAACGGTCTGTGACAGCGCGGTGACCGTGGATCCATCCGCTTTCGTGGCGATAGTTTTGCCGAGGTCGGTTTTTACGTTGTCGATCTTGCCGTCCAGGCTGGTGATCTGTCTTGACTGCGTAGACAGAGACCCTTCGGCAGCAGTAACACGCTGGGTCAGACCAGTGATAGCCTGGCCCTGCGCGGTGTTTTTGTCATCCGCGTCTTTCTTGTTCGCATTGACGGTGTTAGACAAGTTAGTGGTTCGCTCGGCCTGCGCGGTAATATCTTTGCCCTGCTGCGTTACCGTGGCCTTCAGCGCGTCAACGGCTGCCGTGGTCGCCTTCTTCGCGACTTCTGCGTTAGTCGAATCGATACGCCCGCCCAGGCTGGTGATTTGCCCGGCTTGTGTGGTGATATCCTTCTCCGTCTTCGTTACGCGGGATGATAGATCCGTAACGGCTTGCGCCGACGCCATCCCGGCGATCCCGTTAGATGCTGACAGCATGAAGTTGCGGAAATAGAAGCGGGCCGCCGCCGGAGTCCAGCCGCCGCACGCCAGGCGCAGATAGACCCACTGTCCGGGGAAATCATTCGGGATCTTCAGAGTGATAGTTTTCGTCTGCCAGCCGGTGGTAAGGCCGGAATTCCAGTCGAATTTATTCACTAACCACGTGGTCGGGTCGCTCCACGTTTTAATCAGGCCAATATTAAACATCTGCGTGCCGGTGCTGATCGTGGCATCTGACACTTTGACATCAAAGGATAGGGTAAGCGTCTGCCCGGCTTCTACGGGTACTTTCGTACCGTTCGCTACGCGGCACGCCGGTTTATCGGTGGTCAGCGCCTTCTGCGTAGCGTCGAATACCGGCGCGCCGTCGCCTGAGCCGGATAACGTCCACGATGAGATACTGGCGGTCGCGTCACCGTTCAGTAGCAAGTTGCCGGTGTTCAGGCGGTTGATAAGGTTCGTCGTCTGGTTTGACGTCGTTTCTAACTTACCTTCGGCAGCGGTTACCCTGGTGGTTAGCCCGGTCATGGCTTCAGCGGTGGCGTTGTCCTGCGGCGCTTCGCTCCACTCGGTGGCGACGTTACCCACTTCGAATTTAGGCGAGTTGATGAACAGCGTACGCGCGACATTAGCCGGTTGCAGACGTCCCAACAGCAAACGTTTTGTGCCGGTTCCGGCGGTCTGTTTCCATTTGACCCAATAGCGCTGCCATCCGGTGGTAATATCGAAAGTCACACCACCATCACCGGCAGATCCTTTCTTGCCCTGGCTGGTTTCCCATGATCCGGTGGTATTCGGGTTGTAGAAATAGGCGTTAAATGTCAGCGCAACGGACCCTTTCGCATAGAACGAATAGACGTACTCGGTACCGTCAACCGGTGCGGCAAGTGTGACCTCTGTCTGATTGTACGCGGTGCCGTTCGCCGCGACCGAGATAGCCAGGCTGGCATTGCCTTTGAACCGCTCTGATTTGCTGGCGTTGCCGTAGCCGATCAACTCGCCCGAATTCGGCAGCAGGTTGGCCCCGCCCACGCGCATGTTGTCCAGCCTCGAGTTAAGACCGGTAATGCTCTGACCCTGGGATGCGATCGTGCCGTCCTGCGCGGTATTCTTCGCTTCGATGTTCTGAATCGCGGTCGTATGCCCGGCGATAACACCGTTAGCGGCGGCGAGATCAGCGGCTACCTGGTCCGTTTTGCTCGCGGTGGCTTCGAGATCGCTGGCGATAGTGTCCATGCGAGACGAGGCCGCTGCCGTTGATTTATCGTAGTCCACGCGCAACGTGTCCACGCGGGAGCCGATCGCCTTCTCCGCTGTTACGCGAATTTTGCGCTCTTCGTAAATCAGGCCACTGGTCAGCAAGTCCGGGTTGGTGCCAGTCTGCGTGCCGCGAAGCTGGACCGCTAATTGATTGCGGGTGGTAGCCTCGGCGCTATCGGCATCGGTCATTGCCTGGCGTAGTTCCTGAATCTGAGCCTGTGACGCCCCCGGAGTCGGGCGGCCCACAGCGAACCAGTCGACCTCAAAGTGGTTAGCCGTGGACAGACCCGCCGTATTGAAGTCCAGGCGTACACGACGGATGTCTGCCGATCCGGCCCAGGGGATGTCCGCGATAGACACCACGGCGATCCCTGTGGCCGGGTCGAATTGTGGTTCTGGTACGGTGATTCGGCGAGCGTCGACCCATCCTTGTTCAGTCTGGCCGGTCCACCACAGGCGAAGATTCCACGACGGCGAGCCGATTTTGCGGACGCGAAAGCGAATGTATTTATACGCTGTGGCGTCGATTTTGGTGGCGTTCGGGCTGCGCATTGTGCCGGTTGACCCTGCCGGAATCAGCCAGCCATCAGAGGTAATCGGCAGCGGTAATTTCCAGCTATCATCCTCGGCCCATCCTTCGGAGTCTTTATCGAAGTAAGAGATCGAGGTGAAGTCGAATTGTTCTCCAGATCCCGCGCTGAGAGACGCGATTTGCAACGCCAGTGAATCGTTGACGTTCTGAATCGTGGTATTTACCGTCTGGATCTGCGCGTCGACGGCGTTCTTCTGTGCCAGAAGGTCATCGGCGGCTTTCTTAGCCACGGCAGCGTCATCTGTTTCGGCCTTCGCTACTGCATCGGCGACTTTCTTCGCAGCGTCGGAGGCGGTCGCGGCGTCGCCTGCTGCGCGGTCTTTGACTTCCTGCGCCAGTCCTGCAGCAGTAGTGTTGCCCTTTGAGATTGCTGCCGTTAAGTCTTTGCCCTGCTGCGTGACAATAGCACCCTGCGCGGCAACGTCCTTCGCTGCCTGGTCAGCGGTGACCTGGGCGGCGTCCGCAGCCTGCTGCGCAGCATCGGCGGCAGCGCTATTGTCCTGAATACCTTTATTCAGTTCATCGTAAGTATCCGAGCCTTTAAGCGCATCGTCGAGCTGCTGGTAATAGTCATCAACGTTATCACTGGACATCCCCTCAACCCATCCGGTCCACGGCGAGACATTTCCCAGGCGGTCGACAATACGCGCGCGATACCAGAAATGCGTGGCAATCTGCAGGCCCATCTGCTGATACTGCTTGCCTGGATACGCTAAATCGGTCAGCGGCATCGCACCGTTCCCGCTCTTGTCCGGGCTGTACTGCAGCTCTGTGCGCTGGGTATCTTCTGAACCTTCCGGGAACTCCCAGCGAATCTCGATACCTGCGGTCAGTGAAACGGTCGTCAACGACAGCGGCGGCTGCGGCTCACCGACTTTCCCGGTCAGGGTCTTTTCTTCCGAGTACGCCCAGCTACTGGAAATTTCCGCCGCGTTGATTGCACGGACGCGTACCAGATAACGGCCGGCATAAATGCCGCTGACCTCAAATGACGTGGTCGAGCTGCGCGGCACGTTAATCCAGTTACCATCATTGCGGCGCCACTGTGCCTCATAGGCGATAGCATTTTGCACCGCGTCCCAATTGGCCTGCAGGGTTTCGACGCTGATCCCCTGATTCACCACGGAGAATGACGTCAGGAGGATGCCATCTGGCGGAGCCTGATTGCCTGGCGGGATAACACTAATCGGGCGCTGGTCGATGATTGCGCCGGTATCGATACGCGTAAATTTATCCGGGTCGTGAGCCACGCCGGTAATGGTGAGCGTGCCGTTATTGTTGTCCTTTACACCGATAACGCGGTACTGCTGCGGCACCAGGTCGGTATATTCCACGATCCAGACGCACTCCGCCTCTGGTGTCTCGCTGTATCCCGTTGTGACCGTTACCTGCCGGCGGCCATTCACCGACTGGATGGTCCTGGCCTGCGAGATACCCGATGGCAGATTCAGATGCAGGCGGTCGCCCTCTTTTGCATCGATATCACGGTCGAGCGTGATGACGCGTCCATTCACCGCGCTGATACGACCACCATTAACTCGCCCGGCCAGCCGTTCGTCGCCCAGCCCAATGATGTAGCCCGGCTGCGGGATCCTGCCGTCAAGACCAACATCAATCTCGACCATGCGGTCCTTGTTATTAGTTAGGATCCCCCATAACCCTTTACGATGGGCTTCACTCTGCCGCGTACACCCAATGGCCGTGACTTCCAGTTGGTTAAAACTGTATCGGGAAACCAGTTCCGGGATAAATGCGGGCTCCATCGCATCGGCATAGGCGTTATCCGGATCAGACCATGAGATCAGCGCATTGGTGTATCGGGCCTTACTGGTGCTGCTGGAATAACGAGGGCTACCGATAATATTCGCGCGCGTATAGTTGAAATCAACATCACGCGGCATATCGGCCTGCACGATAATCTGTTCGCCACTCCAGCAGGTCATCCCCCGGAAAATAGCAGCGAAATCACGCAATACGGTGTAGGCGTCGTTGCGCTCCTGAACATAAACATTACAGAGATGGCGAGGTTCCATGCCATCGCCACCCCTGCCATCGGGTATCAGTTGATCGCAATACTGCGCAATCGGGTAAAGCGCCCATTTGGAGATATTCGCACTGGTTAGACGATCGCCAAGACCGAAACGATCAGAGACAACGATGTCGTAATAAATCCATGCCGGGTTGTCAGTCCATGCCCATTTGAAGCCCCCTGTCCATGTGCCGGTATATTCACGCGTTTCCGGGTTATAGTTGTCCGGGACGCGGACAATACGCCCGCGCGGCTCGCAGGAGATTTGCGGGATAGAACCATTGAACTGGCTGGAGTCGAATTCGATATAAAGCAGCGCTGTATGTGGGTAACGCAGCTTCGCGTCAATAACTTCGGTATAGCTCTGCAGCGTCATGACGTCGCCGATTTTGACGCTGTTTGCGTCCGGCGATACCTTGCGAAGACGCAGCGTCCAGGTGCTACCTGCCTGCGGTAAATCGATGCGGTGGCTACGTTCATACCCGGAAGTTGTTTTTCCTGAGACGGCGGTCTCCAGTACGGTCTGCCAGGCGCCGCCGTCGGTCTGCAGGTCAATCGCATACTTGACGGTATTCCCCACTACATCGCCGTCGTCTTCCTGCTTCATCAGGGAGGGCCATTTCAGGCGGACACGAACGGCAGAAAGCTGGGTATTGGTAAATGTGTGGGTCCAGGCGGTCTCACTGGAAACTTCCGTCCCTACCGAAATTTCATTTTCAGTACCTGGAATACCCTGAATATAACTTTGTGCCTGCGTCCCAGGTCGGAATTCCCAGGCCACACCACTGAAGTTTTGCGAACCATCGGCATTCTCAAGAGGGGTACCGTCGAGATAAATATCTTTCCCGGTTAAACCACCAGCAAACTCCCCCTCACCCAATGCGATAAGAATTTTGGCTTTTGCTACAGACTGTAAATCGTCCGGCTGTTCCGTGGGCGTACGCTGTTTAGAGCTGCCACCCTTACGCCCTTTAATGATGTTATTTGCCATATTACGCCCATAAAAAAAGCCACCGCACGGTGGCCTGAATGGATGGTATTACTTATTAAAAATATTTATTGCTGGTCTTCGACATAAATACCGGCGGAAATAATCGCGCCGCCAATTCGTCGTTTGCCGTAAAGAAGGCCAACCGGATAGCCCTGCGAGGCGGTATTGGTTACGCCGCCAAAGGCATAGCTGGCTTTATTGTCGGAGGATTCTTTACGGGCAAGGCCACCGGGCTGAGGAGAGAGCATCTGGATCACGCCTCCAAGCATCATTGATGCGCCCATACTATAAAGATATGGTGCGGCCGCAGCAGCGGGAGTGAATGTGGAAATGAACCCCGCGACCACAAGCACTGCCCCGAGAATTGTTTGTAAGATGCCAGCCTTTTTACTACCAATGACTACAGGGACGATGCGGATAACCTCTCCACTTACAGGGAATCCTAAATCATCCTCACTAATATTTTTCTTCCCTTTGAATACAGCAAAGGTTAATCCTTTTTCTTTGCTGTTATTCATGAATTTTTCAAATCCCGGAATTGTTGCGGATAATGCTGCTCCAGCCTCATGAACAGTCGAAATCAATCGATGATGAACATTCCCAAAGGTTTTACCAAGGACTCCAGAAAGTTCGATTTTTGTCATTATTTCCTGCATAACAACTCCAGTTAGTGAAAAAAGTTTAATTAATGGTTGTCGGCCTTATATCCACATTTGCATTAGAATCCGTAAATATTCTTACTACTTTCCTCTCCCCAGCTTTCACAATGAATATTCGCTCTTGCCGCTCAGGGCTCAAACTACATAATCCTTTCCCTGTCAGATTAGCACCAACAGCCCACTCCCCTTCAGATATATAAAATGTAGCCTTTTCTTTAGGGTTCAGTTTTGCCACTTGCTCCCCATTTAAATAAACCGCTGCATAGCATCCGGACCCAACTATTCCCGCATCGCGAATGATAGTCAGAGCTGTATTATTACCAGCATTTATTTGATATTTAAAAACCCTTTCCTTTGGGGCAGAAATCGCTTTACTTGGAGGTACTACAGTACTTGCACACCCAGTTATAGATAAAATCATTAATGCCAACGCTATTTTTTTCATCTCGGTGTCCCTTCTGTCTTTAGTTAAAATTCCATAAAAGATTAACACAGAGAATGATATCGGACGATTTTCATCGTCCTGTCTAACCAGTATCCACCATACGGCACGCGCTGACTTAGATGACCATAAAGGTGGTGTAGCAGCATGTTACCTTCCAGCAGAATCCCGGCATGGTTCCACTTGTTCGACTGCACCTGCATGATAACCATATCACCCGGCTGCGGCGGGCCATCAAATTCACGGAAACCACATTCATACCAGCAATCGTGATAAAAATTTTCGGGATAGTCGTTTTCCCACCAGGGGTAATCAACGCGGTAATCGTGCAGCTCGATACCGTGGGTCTGCCGGAAATAGCTCATCACCAGTCCCCAGCAATCATAGTGGCCAAGAACGAACGGACGCTCGAGGAGGGGCAACTCGCCTCGTGGGTGTATGGTCCGAAGATCACCTTCTGGCCAGCTGAAAATATACCAGGGGAGCAGCGTAGCATCACACTGCGCCTTATCCAGTTCGCTGGGTTGCGTAGTCGCATCCGGATGGCTGTGAACAATGCCGATAATCGTTCCCCAATCCTCGACTTCTGCGTAATCCTCTGGCGCCAGAATAAAATTATCATTCGACTCGCTGGCCAGGTTACGGCAGGGGAAATAGCGCTCCACTCGTCCCCTTTGAGCAATCAAGCCGCACGCTTCACGCGGGTAATCAGCTGCAGCATGAACCTGTATAGCCTCAATCGTTTTCTGGCGCATATCAGCTCCTTATCAGCGACGTGCCAGGGAACCCGCCAAACGGCAGTTCGTTATGCTCGCCAAAACGCAGTTTGCAGGCAGTGAGTGTTCCGTTGCAGACGTCCTTCGATGGGTCATCAACCGGCTTGTTATTCTTGTCGAAATACTTTGTCCCGGCATAATCGCAACCATCGCCACTACGGTATTTATTGCGAATACACCAGGTACAAACAGAATGATACTGACGGGTTGGGATCAGCTTCCCCTGCAGCCCCATCGGGCTATCTAGCGCGAACTCTACCGTTTCATCGGTTTCAAGACTTTTGGTATCGATAAAATAGAGGTGCCGTTTCTCCTGCGTTGGATCCGCGGTGGCATTACCCTCAGGGAAATTTCGCGCATCAAGATACTGCTTTTGTGTCTCATGGATAATGACCCGAGCCATCGCCAGATCGTCGTAATGCAAACACAACGCGGAAATCGAACTATCAATGTTGCCCACCCTCAGTGTCGGCTGCGCGTCGCTTCCTGAAGTCGAGGATTCGATCCCCTCTAATTCACACGGCCACGCTTTATATTCGGTTCCCTGCCACCAGATACTTTTAGCTGGCAATTTCGATTCATCGCCACCAGCGGCTAAAATTTCCGCTTCAGTATGGGGAATGTTATACCCGTGGAAATATAAAATATCCCCCATATTAAAAGCACTACCATCAATTTCAAAAAGCCGGATTTCATCTCCCGGCTCCAGTTTCTGATAATCAGCGTGAAGACTCATGGTACGAATGCCTGTTCAAATGTTGCGGTGACTGTCATGACTTTGTTGTTCAGAATGTTTTTTTGCAGGCTGTCAGCCTGTACACGCCATAGCGCCAGCTCGTCATACGGTGGTTTAAACGTAAAGGATTTTGTTTTATGCCGTCGCAGGAATTTATAAATATCCAGTCCTGTTTGCAGATCTCCGGTAAATGAAAATGCATAATTTAAGGTTTCCGGGTTTATTCCCTCCCCTGAAACCTGCGCATAGCCGTCGCCAAATTGCGCCTTGCGAATATTATCCTTGCTCGTTATCGCGGGCTGACTGGCGGCCTGAATTCGCCAGGAGAATGTTTCAATAGTCATAAGGTATTAACGCCCTTCTTTTATTGCCTTCCACAGCGGCGTCCCGGGCCGTTGGGCCTGTTCGCTGACGACGCTGATGATGGCGGGTTTCAGTTGCTTAAGGATACCGTTACTGTCAATCGCTGACCGCTGCGTAGACTGCTGTTCGCTCCCGCTACTGATATAGACGCCCCCCATGTTGACCATCACACCGCCAGGGGAGACACTCGCCGGGCTGGCAGCATTGCCGACATAACCGCCGGCAGCATAACCGCGCAT